TACCTGTACAGTGCTGGTGCTGTCATGATGGGTGAAACTGCCCTACAAGCAGGCAAAGTTATGGGTATATCGTCTTATGGAAACGATAGTAATCAGACACATATTGTTAAAGACTTGTTTGTTGATGACATGATGTTCCACTGCCGTGAAGTCAATCTATTTTTCTATGGATATGGTCCTGATAACTTCAAAGACATCGCTCAGGAGATCTTCGGTAAGAAGGGTGTGAATGTTTGTGATGAGATTACAAAGGAGAATTATCAACCTTACGCTGACTATGCCAAAGCTGTTCAGAAGGATACACAGAATGTAATTTTGCGACTAGTTCGTAAAGTTTTGTCAGAAACTGGCATTAAAAAGCTGTGTTTTACTGGTGGTTATGCTATGAATATTATAACTAATAACCTATTGGTAGAAACTTTTCCAGATGTAGAGTTCTATTTTGAACCCATGGCAACAGATGTTGGCATCTCAGTCGGCACTGCTATGCTACACTGGAGACTAAATACGAAGGATCTCAAACCTAGACCTTTAACCACTACCGCATTTCACGGCTACAACTATGACTTATCCAAGTTCAGAGGACTCGGCGCAGGAAAGGAAGAAGTTGCTAGACTTCTTGCAGAATCAAAAAGCGTCGCAGTATATGATGGATACGCTGAAGCTGGACAGCGAGCATTGGGGAACCGCTCCATCCTCTTCAACCCACTCAATCCGCAAGGGCGGGACATAGTAAATAGAATTAAACGCAGGGAATGGTACAGACCATTTGCTGCATGTGTACTAGAAGAAGATGCACATCTCTACTTTGACATCAAAGTAGCAAGTCGCTTCATGACACAGTGCTACAAGGTGACGACAGATCTTATACCTGCTGTCACTCATGTAGACAAGACCTGTAGGGTACAGACTGTTGTAGACGGTCACTTGTATGACATCCTACAGGAGTTCAAAAAACGAACAGGACATGGTATACTGTTGAATACGAGCTTCAATCTTGCTGGTGACCCACTAGTTGAGACACCACAGCAAGCACTTGACACGCTCGCTAACTCTGAGTTAGACTATCTCTGGTTCCCTGAAACACTACAATTATTTTCTTGATATGGCAATTGAATTTTCTCGTTATGAAGAATTCGTAGACGCAGTTACGTCTGATGCTTCAAAAGATTTTGTTTACCTCGCTGACCGTCTTGTCGATCTTGATCGAAAGGGTGCCAATATTGAGCGTCTTCTTACTGCTGGCGTTGGGATTAATGCTGAAGGTGGTGAGTTCCTTGAGATCATTAAGAAGATGGTCTTCCAAGGCAAACCTTTCAACGACGACAATCGAGAACACCTTATTATTGAGTTGGGTGATCTCATGTGGTACGTAGCACAAGCAACCCAAGCACTTGGTATCAGTATGGATGAGGTTCTTGAAACCAACGTCAACAAACTGAAGAAGCGCTATCCTGGTGGTGAGTTTGACATCTACATGTCTGAGAATCGCGCTGCAGACGATCGATGATATGTCTAATTTCCATCAAGTATTCCCCCTGATCGTCTTCGAGAAGAAGATGACAGGGTTTCTTCCTGACCTGTACAAGTCTTTTGATGATCACAAGTTTGACAACAGCGATGGTAGGGTCACTGGAGAACTGAATGGAAAAGTCCTGGTCCATCAGGACAAAAGACTGCATCCCTTTTTCAAACAACTAAGGAATGCAGTCATTGAGTATCTGGAATACTTCTCTATTGACCCACAGGCATTCAACGTCAACTTTACAAAGACGTGGTTTACTATCTGTGATCCTGGTCAGAGTTTTCCATCTCATTATCACTCATGTGCACACCTGAGTTTTGTCTACTACATACAAACACCAGGTGATCCTCTAGTAATCCAGCATCAGAATCCTAACGAGTGGTTCGGTGCTGCTTTTTCTTTTGTCACTGAAAACAAGTGGAACAATGGTAGTGCATACGCTATCACACCTAAGGCAGAGCATCTAGTTATCTTCCCTGGTAAGACAGAGCACTACACAGAACCAGAAGAAAGAAAGCATCAACGCATCTCTCTAGCAGGTGACATCGTACTGACACTTAAAAGAAACAAGTTCAGCAATGAGGCAGGACTTCTCAACCCTGGGTATTGGAAACGGTTCTAAATACCTAGGGAGGTTTTTTGTATGGCAGCTCTCGATTGGTCGCAGTTCAATAAGAGACTACGACCTAACTTAAAAACCTTTTGGCAGATGGTTGTCAACAACCGTCGTTTTGTGCTGCAAAAACCCACTAAAGATTGGGATGGATCTACTAAGTTGACCGAAGGTATTCAGTTAACTGGTATCGCATACGAATCTAAAAAGATTGAAAGGGGCAAAGAAGTAAAGGATGATAGAACTTTCTTTTGTAAGAATTATAGTTCTGCTGATGACTTTGCAGATGCAGTGATGCATCGCTTGCCACTTAAAAACCTTGACGGTAAAAAGTTGAAACTCATCTTATATGATGAGAGAACATATGCTTCTTTTGGTGCGTTGTTTAAGTCTAATGATTTTGGTGGTGGTAGCACCAGTCTGGACCTCGGACAACTGAAGTGGGGACACCTTGGATTCTTTGCTGAGAGATGTGGATTTAAACTTCTACCTCCTGGTAAACAGATCGAACTGTATTGGTTGAATGATTTCAACGAATTGGTTAGTAGAGAGCGTGATAGATTGATGAAGAAGGGCGAGGACGTTTGCCTGGACTTTGAGATTGCTGGTGTGACATTGAATAATGTCATCGGTGCTATGGGTGCACCTGACGCAAAGAAAGATCCCAAGGCAGACATTGTATTTGTAACTTGCTCTGGTGGGTGTTTGGAGTATACTGGGTTTGCATCTCTGAAAGATGGCACAGACGTGAAGAACTTCCAGCAGTGGGGTGGTCTTTCTAATTTTAAGAACCATCCTGAGGTTGAGCAGTTTGCTGCTGATCTAAAGCAGATGTATCCCAATGGCATTTCTGCTGCAGGTGGTGGTGTCAACGTCGGTAGAGAGATTGAAGATAGAAATCTGAAGATTGAAGCGATCTACGGACCCAGTTATAGTAGAGGTAATTACAATTCTGAATCTGTACAGTTGGTCATTCAGGGAGCACCACAAAGAATACAACGTCAGGGTGACAAATATAGGTTAGTCACTGGATCTACTCACCTCTACAGTGATAGTGCATCTGACCAAAACGAATTGATGTCAGGAGAAACTAGACCAGTATTCATGGCTAGATCTGACACTAAGAGAAATGATCTTGGTGTTCCTGGTACCAGAATATTCATTTATTCTGCTGGTGGTCGTTCAAAGTGGACTTGGATCTGATGGCAAACATAACTCAACTCAAACACTTAGAACACTTAGAAGATGAGATGCTGAACTATGGCGTGGAAGGATGCCATGCAGCAGTCAGATTCATGCAAGAACTTCTCAACATGCTTGGCGAGAAGAAGGGATCAGGTTTCTTACAAACAAAATGGGATGGTGCTCCGTCTGTTGTTTGCGGCACAGATCCTCAGACAGGAAACTTTTTCGTTGCAAACAAATCTGCATTCAATGTTGGATCTCCGAAGATTGCATTCAACTATGAAGAGGTAGATAACTTATATGGAACTGGTGGTCTTGGAGACACTCTGAAGACTGCCTTGAGATACTTCTCTCAGTTAAAGATTGATGGTGTTGTGCAGGGTGATATCCTGTTTACTGATAAACTGAAGGTAAGAAAAGTAATCGATGGTGTAGAGTACATCACATTTACTGCAAACACTCTGACCTATGCCATTCCAACTAAGCATGAACTGGGACGTAAATGTATTCAGTCAAAGATTGGTATCGTCTTCCACACTCACTATGAGGGAGATAACTTCTCCACTATGAGAGCATTGGCAGGTGCTAATGTTCCTCAGAATAATGATCTGCCTGAGGTATTGTTACTTGAGAATGATACTCCTGTTGCAGATGTTGCTGTAGGTCAATCAGTTCTTACTAAGTACAAGATCAATGTCGGTATCATCCACAGAATGTGTGGTATCTGTGGTAAGTTTTTGGATCATCTTGTCTCTAACATGGGTAAGACTGGAGATCTCAAGTTCCATGTTGCATCATATGTAAAACAGTTCTTCAATAGTCAGATTAGAGACCAGAGAAATGTTGATATGGATTCTAGAGTTACCCTCAAAGAGTTGGGTCAGTTCTACTATGACAAGATGCACAAGGAGATTGACAAAGTAAAATCTGACAAAGCAAAAACTAAGAAGCGTGAGTTGATGTACGAGGGTCTCAAATATCTTGAGGACCATGAGCGTGAGTTCCGTGCAATGCTGACGCTATATAGAAAGATCGCAGAGAACAAACAACTTATTGTTGATGAGTTGGATCGTGTAGAAAGTCAGGGTCCAATCAAGTATTTTGTAAAGCAGGAAGGTGGTTATAAAGTAACTAACCCTGAGGGTTATGTACTTCATCTTGATGGTGACATGATCAAACTCGTGAACCGTTTGGAGTTCTCCTATAACAACTTCACTGTAGACAAGCAATGGAAATAGTAGATTATAAATGTGTCTACTTTACGTTCGGTAGATTCCAACCACCAACTATTGGTCACCAAGAAAACTTTGAGGCAGTTGCTAGCAAAGCAGGCAGTTGTCAGTGGTATATTTACTTCTCTGCTACCCAAGATAAGAAGGGATCTAATCCTCTTCCTGTGAGTAGGAAGGTACACTATGCAAAGAAGATGTTCCCTAAACTTGCAAGTAAGATACGTGCAGCAGAACCAAAAGGATTGGTTCCTATCTTCCAAGAACTGCAAGCAGAAGGGTTTGATGATGTATATCTTGTAGTTGGATCTGATCGTGTCCAAGCAATGCAGTGGGTCAAGAAATATAATGGTAAGGATTTTAAGTTCCGCAAGATGGAGATCATATCATCAGGTGAACGTGACGCTGATGGTGACACCTTTGCTATTTCTGGAACTAAGATGAGGAGAGCAGCAGTCGCTGGTGACTTCAAATCATTCCGCGCAGGTATTCCTAGAGCGTTGTCTGACAAGGATGCTAGAGATCTTATGAAAGAGATAAAAAGTCTGATGCCATAAATAAAACATGGTCCTATTAGATTTTGATGGGTAGTTTTAGCGAGTTCCACAAGCGAGCACAAGTGGCAAAAGAAAACGTCACTCGTGATAAGTTTTATCGTAATGAGATATATAAGAAAGGTGAGTGGGTTTTGACCGAAGACGGACAAGTCGGAAAGATTCTACGTCGTGGTCCAAACTATGTACTCTGCTTGACTGCGGAGGAGACTACTTTTAGATCATGGATTAAGGACATCAAAGAAGTATTTGAGTTTGGCACTGATGCATACCGTGAGTATCTTCAGTCAATGACACCAGGTGAAAAGAAGCAACCCTTCTCTAAAATTAAGGTAAAACAAACTATTCCTACCGACCCCAAAAAAGATAAGATGGAAAACAACGAGTACGTATTAGCAGCGGCAGACGCTCTTACTAGAAAAGAATCCTGGCGCTATGATAAGTCTGCCAAGATGGCAAACAAAGACATCAAAGGTCTTGGTGCTGATGGCGTAGGTGGCGGTGACGCACCTGGCATGAAACTTGCTGAACCTGCAGGCACCGAAGGTAAGCCTACGATCAAAAAGGTCAAGCATTCTTGTGCTACTAAGGTTGAGCACGCTGAGTGGGGCAGAGGTAACTGCCTTAAGGAAATGCATTCCTTGGATGAGCAGGGTAACGTCAGTCATTATGACGTTATGTTCGAGCATGGTCTGGAGCAGGATGTACCAGTTCAATCTCTGAACGTTCTCGAAGAAGGTATGCATGAGCATGTCATCAACCATGACAAGGATGTCATCGACGAGAAGAAGAAACTCGATCCAGTCGGTAAGGAAGACGGTGATGTAGA